GCTGGTGGTGGCGTCGCGGCAAACATCACGGAATGGAATTCCATCAGTCTGGGATCACCCACGGCATGGGGAATCGCACCGCTAACAGGAAATGTAATAGGCGTCAACGCGAACATTTTGAATTCCAGCATCGCGGTGACAGGAACCGTCGCGGTCTCTTCTCTGCCTGCTATCACCGGCACCGTCACAGCCAACGCAGGCACAGGAACTTTCAACGTCGCGGGTGCGGTCACGGTTTCTGGGACTGTCGCATTCTCCAACACCTCTATTCAGGTCAGCAACTTCCCCGCTTCGCAAATCGTAAGCTTCAACTCCATCGCCCAGCCCGTGACATTGGCGTCATTACCGCTGGGTGCGGTCAACCTGACGGAACTCAACTCGGTGGGACTGGGTTCGCCGTCCGCCTACGGAACAAGCCCCGGCTCGATCAATGTCCAGGGCGTCAACGCCTACGTCACGAACACCGTGGCCGTTTCGCTCTCGGCCCTTCCGTTGGGCGCGGTCAACCTCACGGAAGTCGCGGGCGCGGCCCTCGGCTTGACCGCCGTGGTGGCCTACGGCTCGACACCGGCGGCGGCGCTTGTCCCCGCCGTTAACGCCTTCCAGACGAACGTGGTGTCCGCCGCGTCAATCGCCGCCGCCATCGTCGCCAACCCGGGGACGCAGCCCGTGTCCGGCACTGTCACGGCCTTGCAGGGAACATCGCCTTGGGTCGTGGGCGGCACCGTGACGGCCAACGCGGGGACCGGCACATTCGCGGTCGGCGGAACAGTCGCGGTCTCGAATTTCCCCACCAGCACGACGATCACAGGAACAGTCGCTGTCACGCAATCCACATCGCCATGGGTCGTCTCCGGTGCCGTGACCGTCACGGGCACTGTCGCATTTTCCAACACGACAATCGCTGTCACGAACACCGGCACGTTCGCGGTGCAGGCCGCGCAGAGCGGCGCGTGGACTGTCGCGGTCAACAACTTCCCGGCGACGCAAGCCGTCAGCGGAACAGTGACCGCGTTGCAGGGAACGTCGCCATGGGTAGTCAGCGGCACGGTAGCCGTCAGCGGAAGCGTGGCGGTCACGGGGACATTTTGGCAGGCTACGCAGCCAGTCAGCATCGCATCCACCGTCAATGTCGATGTGACCAACACCGTCCCTGTCACAGGAACCTTCTGGCAGGCCACGCAGCCCGTAAGCGGAACAGTGGCGGTCTCGAATTTCCCAGCCACGGTCGCAGTCACTCAATCGACATCGCCGTGGGTCGTATCCGGCACCGTCGCATTTTCCAACACCACTATCGCCGTCACGCAATCAACAAGTCCGTGGGTCATTTCGGGGGCGATCACCCTTGCGTCCACGACTGTCACCAACACGGTGACGGTCGCCGGGAACCTGACCAACAACAGCGCCGCGCCAATCGCCGACAATTTGGGCGTGCTTGGATTCATCGCGGAGTCCGCCTACGCCAACCTGACTTACACGAGCGGAGATCAAGTCCTCGCCGTCACCGACATCCACGGCGCGATCAACCACGATCTGCAGGCCGTGGCTGGTGCGGCTGTGGTCACGGCGGCGGCAGGCGTGCAGGAAGTCGGCATCGTCGGGCACGCGGGCGCGAGTCTCGACAGCGCGATAACAGCGGCCACGGCCCCGGCCAACGCGTTGGCGGTCAGCGACACTTTCAACACGACCGCGCCAACCTTGACGACCGGCCAGTCCGTGGGCATCCAGGGAGACGTCCGTGGCTCGTTGCTCGTGAGCACGGAAGGCCGCAAGAGCACATTCAGGGTCCCGTTCAGCAATGCGCAGCTTGCGTCGGCGACATTCCCGGGGGTCGTTTTCTATGGCAGCACGAGCAAACTGACCAAGGTCACGAAACTGCGGTTCCAGCTGACAACAGCGACGCAGGCTTACGTGGCGATGACCGTGGCATCGCAAAGCGCCGCATGGACGGGAGGAACTTCGTATCTTTACAACACGTTCAGCATGGACACCAGCGGTCCCGCGCCCACGAGCGCGATCTACCTGTACGGCGCTCTCGCCACCGGCGGCGGCGGCACGCAAATCCAGCTCAATGTCATACCGTTCGTCACCATGGCCACCACCACCATTCTCAGTTCGGCAAACGCGGTTTACGAGGAGGTCCTGGGCGACGGCGTCGGGAGACAGCCGTACCTCCTGCGCTCCGGGTACAACATGGCATTTTTCTTCTCGGCGGGATGCACGTTGTCCGGCTTCGTGGAATGGACCGAGGAATAGGGAATAATTTATGGCAATCTCACTGTTGACACCGGTTTCGTATCTGCTCCAGGGCGACGGCGCAAGCACGTCGTTCTCCTTCAATCTCGGCTTCGAGCCGATTTCGGTATCCCTCGTTTCCGCGCTCTACAACGGGGTTGACGTGTCGGCGAACATCACGTCCATCACGCTGAATGGCCAGAACATGAAAGTCACATTCCTTGCCGCGTTCGCCTACGAGTTCGAACTGATCGTGAACTTCATCCCGGCGCTGTCCACGCTTATCGTCGGGTCGGTGAACTTGGTGACGGGCATCTCGGCCACTTATTACGCGGCGTCCGGCACGGTCAGCGCGAATGTCGTCACGCCAACGTTCACGCCTGTGCCGGGGATCGTGTTCCAGCTGCAGGGATCGGCGACGAAAATCGTCAAGATCGTCAGGTTCAACTTATCCGGTCACGGCGGGTACGCCACGGGCGCGGTTGATGTGGTGATGTCCCGCTACAGCACCACCGCCACGGGAGGCACCGCCGTGGCCATAAGCCCCGGCGTGGCCAATCCCGTTGTCGATGCGCCGGCGACGGCGGTAGCGAAATATTTCACCGCTCCCCCCACGGCGGGGACATTCGCGCAGGGTCCGATCCGGTGCGAGGCGGTCACGTTCTGCGAATCTCCGGCGGTTCTGCAACCGTTCGTCAGCGAATTCGGAACCGCTCCCGGGGCGAGAGCCTTCGTGCTCAACGGCGTCAACGACTTTTTCGTCGTGAGCATCGTCGGTGCCATCAACGGAAACGTTTGCGAGTTCTGGGTGGAGTGGACGGAGCAGTGAGGAATAATCTATGGCAGTAGTACTCGTATCAACAACAAGCTACGTGTTGCAAGGCGACGGCGTGAGCACGTCGTACAACGTTCCCCTTTCATGGACACCCACGACGGCGACCATCCTGTCCCAATCCGTGCCGCTGACGGGGGTTGCGACCACAAACGTCACGGGGATCACGATCCAGCCGTACACCGCCGTGATCGCCTTCACGCCTTTCACGGGTCAGATACAACTCGTCGTGTCCTACGACCCGCCGCAGTACGAGCTTCAGAATCCCGCGCAGCAACCGGCTTTCCAGTCGGTGGTGGTTCCCAATCCCGCACCGGGCGCGAACGTCAGCGTCACGGTTCCGCTCAACACGCAATGGACGCTGCGATCAATTTATGTGGGACTCACCACGTCGGCCACGGTTGGGAACCGTTATCTCGGGGTGCTGATCAAGGACGCGGCTGGAAACATCATGAGCCAGACTTTCTCCGGTCATACGCAAGCGGCTGGGGCTATCGGGGTTTACACCTTCGGTCAAGGGCTTACGGCGACGACCGTTGATGACGTTTACTTCACGGCGGCGATGCCGACCATTGTCGTGGGTGTGGGTTACACCGTCGAGATTCAGGCCGTGGGCATACAGGCGGGTGACCAGATCAGCACATACACGCTCGGGGTCGAAGCCACGGTGGTGCTGTAAACCCATTCGGTAACTTCCTCTAGCGGGACTTAACCATGGACATATCAAACGCAATCGTCGCAGTAACATCGGTATCTTTTGGCAGCATGAACTATGAAGCAATAGTCGCCTATTCCGGCGTCGCCGCACTGGTTTTGTCAATCTACCAGCAATTCAAAATCCAAGCCTTGGCTGCTAAGAACGACGCAGCCAAGCTGATCGCTGCCGCTTTGGTGGTCGCCGACAAGGTACTCGCCGACGCTAAGGTTACGGCAACCGCGCTTGAGAAGAAGGAGTAACTGTGCCTGCCTCAGTACCAGACACCAATGCACTAATCGAAGAAGCAATCGCTACACAAGGCGGCACCAAGCCTAAAGTTCGCGGTAGGTCACGCTACTGTCGCAAGGCACTTGTGTGCATCATCGGCAAGACCTTGGAAGAACGGGAGAAGTACACGCCGAAGACAGGACTTGAAGAGTCGATGAAGAACCTCCATGGTTTGTCTCTCAAGCAGAACGGAACCGCTATCCAAGCTATGAGACTCATGATGGAAATTCTCGACGAAACACCTACGAAGAGAGGTGCTGCACTCAGCGCGGAAGAGAAGAGACCAGACGTACACGTCCGATCCGGCTTGCCTGCTGTTGATCGCACGCAGTAATTAATGTCGAAATTCGCGAAGGCAATACCCAACAACCCATACGCGGTTTATGTAGACGGCAAACTCGCCTACAACCCATCCGATAAGCAGATAGAGTTCCACAAGAACCCAGCGAAGTACCGTCTCTACGGCGGCGCTAAGGGCGGTGGCAAATCTCTCTGCCTTCTCTGGGAAGCGATGGAATTCTGTCAACGCATCCCCGGCTGCAACGTCCTGTTGCTGCGTCGTACCTATCCCGACCTACAGAAAACGTTGATGGATCACTTCGAGAAAAAGGTTCCATCGTCCTACTACGGCGGCCCTCGCTCGTGGAACCACAACGACCATGTCGTCACCTTCCGCAACGGCTCCAAGCTCTGGTTCGGCACGTGCCAACACGAACACGATGTCTACACCTACAACGGCGGCGAATACGTCTTCATCGGAATCGACGAAGCCACGGAGTGGACCTATGAGATGTTCCAGTACCTCACCCTCCAGAACCGCTGCCCGATCAAGGAAGACAAGGACGGCAGACCGGTGGTGCCGTGCATGGCTCTAGCGAGTAACCCCGGAGGAATCGGCTCCGACTGGATCGAGGCGTTGTTCATCGGCAAGAAGGACGAATCGGGAAAACTAGTCCGCAACTTTGAAATCGCCCAGAAATATACCCACAAGAGAATCACGAAGTACGATCCGAGCCGTTACTCCTACATCTTCTCGTCGGTGTACGACAATCCGGCGTACAAGGATGACCAAGAGTACATCAGCACGCTTGAATCGGCATCATCCGATTGGAAAGCACGATACCTTTACGGTTCTTGGGACACAGTCGCCGGGATGTTCTTCGAGCGCTTCGATCCTGCGGTTTGCGTGTACGAAAAACTGTTCTCCGTCTACTTCAGCGCCGTCAATCTCACCCGCCGTCAGCATCACCACGACAAGTGGATAGGAATCGACTGGGGATACCAGCACCACTGCGCCGTGTTCTGGGCATCCAAGGTCACTTTGCCCGACGAGAACGGCGACGAGTACGAAGCCACGCTGATTTATCGCGAGATGGTAGTCAACAAGACCGGCGAAGCAGAGCTTGCCGAGCTTATCGCCAAGGAGTGCGTCTACATCGACTCCGACGGGAACGAACAACAGGAGAACATCGCGGAAATCTTCCTGTCCCCCGACTGCTGGGCTAAGCGCACGAGCCAGAACACCATCGCTGAGGAAATAGGCAACACCCTGAGCCATTACAAGCTTCCCTATCCGACCGTAGCCGACGACGACCGCGTCGGAGGGGCGCGTCTCATGGACGAAATGCTGTCCAGTCGCCCGAATTCCAAGCTCCTCATCTCTTCCGAGTGCGATGAATTGATCGAAGCCATCCCGCGAATGCAAAGGGACGAAAAAAACGACGAGGACGTCAAAAAGACGAAGACAAAGAACGACGACATCTATGACGGATGCCGCTACACACTGAAATCGCAACTCGCTGCGGGAAAAACGTCATTTGAGATGCGCCGACAGAAGATTTTGAGCCAGTGTACCAACGGTAATGAAAAATTGTTCGTTGACTTGCGTCTACGCGCAGAAAAGAAACGCGGAAACGGCATTGTCTTCGGTAAACCGCGCAGTTTTGGACGACCATCGAGGTAAATCATGTTTGAACGCATTAGAGAGTTTTTTCGCACGCTTTTCACCCACCGCGCCATCATCGAACGGTTGGAAGCCGACCTCAGGCGGCAAATAAACCAAGTTGCTATCAATTACGACCTCGCCGAGGAGTACAAGGACGGCGTCCGCCTGCTTGGTAACGCCATCGCATACAGAATCGAGCAGGACACCGCCGAAGACGCCAAGCCCCCATCAAAACAGATTCGTCTCCGCCGTCCGACCTATCTCGATTGGCAAATGACTTACGAACGAGAGCATAACGCCGCGTGGAAGGTCGAAAAGCAAAAGAACGACGCGATTATGAAGAGTTAGGCGTCGGTATCTTTTGTCAAGAGGGAACAACTATGTTCGACACACCATTCCAAAGTTTCAGCAAGAACGCAGCTAAGGACTCAGCCGACGATCAGGGGCATGAGGACAACAAGAAACCATCCAAGACATCAACCAAGGGCGGAGCCGCAGGCGCTTCATCTCGTTCGTCTGACGACGTAGAGAAGACGGGAACTATCTCAGCTAAGTACGACGGAACCTATGTAGTGGACCCCGGCGACGGCACCAAGCACTATCATCCAAACCATGCGGATGCTATCCAGCACTTGAGCGAAGCTCTATCCAAGGAAAGCACCGATGGTCAGGAACACACCAAGGGCGGTCCGAGCGCAAGCAAGGTCAGCAAGCACCACGAGATCAGCGGCGAAATAGCGCGATAGCAATGGGCAACGCCGACGCTTGTAAACGGTATTACCAGAAGAATAAGAGCCGATGGCAGGAACGCGCACGTGAAAGGTATCACAGACGCCGTGAACAAGTAGCCGCTCGATTCCTCGAAATAAAGGCTGCCGTCCTAACTCACTACGGTAAGAACGAAACACTCCAATGCTGTTGGCGTGATTGTGGAGTAGTTGACATAGACATGTTGACTCTTGACCACGTTAATGACGACGGCGCAACTGACAGGCAATCGCGTGGACGAACTCAAGGGGGTGGAGTTCATCTTTACAGAGCGTTGATGACTGAAGGTTACCCAAACGGGTATCAGACATTGTGCGCTAACCACCAATTGAAGAAAGAACTACTGAGGCGCAGAACTAATGCCGTGGAAGAGTGACGCACAAAGACGCTGGGGCAATTCTCCGGCAGGTCACAAAGCATTAGGTGATTCAGGAGTTGACGAGTGGAACTCGGCGTCGAAGGGCAAAAAGCTGCCTAAGAAGGCGACTAAACCGTTCACCACTCCAAAGGCAGAAAAGTAATGGCTGGATTCACCACACCCACGACAAAGAAAGCGCACCCCGGATTCAAAGCGGTGCAGAAGAAGATTCAGGGCGAAGGCTACGGCAAAGAAGCCGCAGGCGCGATCCTCGCAGCTTCCAGTCGTGCGGCGTCAAAGGGCGCAAAAAAGGCTAACCCCCGGTTGAACCGCGTAAAGGGGTAAGCAATGGCTGACGCCATCGACGAAGACGTTCAAGAACAGTCCAATACACCTCAGACGGGCGGTAATGACGAGAGTCAGCAGCCGAACGTAGGTGCATCTCTGTCTGCCGATCCGCCGCCTGAGATCATCGCGGAACTCCGCACACTAATCAAGAAATTTGCAACTGAAGAGATGCCCAACCGCAGGCATGAGCTTATCCGCGCCCGTGAGCAGCGTTTCTTCTGGAGAGGTTTTCAGTACGCGGTCTACAGCGCCGACTCGGGCGCTTGGGCCGTGCCTTATACTGGCGGTCTCCCCGCCCCCATCGGCGGCGATGAGGGCGATCAGAACCGTTTCTTTTACGTCACCAACATCTACACGCCGCTGGGCAAGTCACTCATCTCCGCCCTTGTTGGTCAGGTACCCGGCGTGCGCTTCCTGCCCGGCGATCCCAATAACATCGACGACATCGACGGCTGCAACGAAGCCGAGAAGTACCGCAAGCGCTTCTACCACGACATAAACGTTGACCAGCTTTTGAAGGACATCGCCGAGAAGGCATGGACCGACGGTCGCGTGATCATCCGCCTCGAAGAAGAAGACGATCCCGACCACATGGACGAGAACGAGAAGCCGTACAAGCGGCAAGTGCCCCGCGTCTACGGCGTACTCGAAGGCAAAGTGCCGATTTCCCTGCGTTGGCAGAGCGAATTCCATTACATGCAGATAGCCACGGAGCAGAACGTCTACATGCTCAAGGCCAAGTGGCCAGAGAAGCGCGACAAGATCAAGAAGAACAGCAGCGGACCCGGAGAGGACGCGTTTGATCGCATCTGTCGTCTGGGGACGATGCAAGGCACGGAGTTCATGGTTAGCGGCGACACCTACGCCAACCTAGCTACCGAGCAATACACATGGATTCGCGCCGAAGCCTTTGAAGCCTGCAAGGACGATGGGCGTCGCGCCCAATTGCAAGAAGCATGGCCGAACGGTGTGCGCGTCTGCTACATCGGCGACGAGTTCATCGAAGCCGTTGACGAGAACATGGATGATGTCCTTATCGTCTATCTCCCGCAGCCCGGCGACGGCCAAGCGGTCGCAAGTCTCGGGGAGTTCGTCGTGCCAATCCAACGCCGCGTCAACAATCTTTCAAACCTCGCTCAGGAAACCTACGAGCGCGGCGCACCCACCAAGTTCGTGGACGTGCAGGCGATTGATGTGGATGCTCAAGCAGACCAAGTAGCAAGCCCCGAAATGTGGACAGGCGTCAAGCGCCCGAAGGGCGAAGCCATGTCCAACCTTTTCTACAAAGAACCTCCCGCTTCGATGGCTCCAGACCTACTCGCTACGTGCAAAGACCTCATGGGCTCACAGGCACAGATGGTATCTCAGGTACAGCCGTCGTTGTTCGGTGGCAGCATGGTCAACAGCAAGACCGCTGCGGTGTACGCGCAGTCCCGCGACCAAGCTATGGGAGCGTTGGGCATCAGCTACGGACCTTTGAAGATCGCCCTCGCGAAATTGATCGAACTCGCCGTGAACATGGCGAAAAAGGACGAGCGCAACCTCGGCGGAATGATCCCCGACGACTTCGGCGGCTACATGGGCGTGGACATCGACAGCCAGAAGCTCAACGCCGGAACCTACCACTGCAAACCTGAAGTGGACGAGGGAATTCCAGAGTCGTTTTCGCAGCAGCGCCAAAACTTCCAGCAGCTCACCCAGTTCATCGGACCTACGCCTGTTGGGCAGAAGCTATTGCAAGACCCGAACAATCAGAACCTCTTCAAGAAGTTTTCCGGCGTTAACGGATTCTCTGTTCCCGGTGCGGACCAGCGCAACACACAGCTTCGCGAAATCAAGCAGCTATTGAACGGTGTGCCCATTCCGCCGACGCAAGAAGACCTCCAGAAGGTCGCGCAGCACCAGACTCTTACTCAGGTAGCCGGGCACCCGTCCCCGCAGCCGCAACCGGAAGACTTGATGCAGTCGTCCGTCCCGATTGATCCCGAGTTTGACGATCACGCGGTTCACATTCAGACAATCAAGGATTGGATGTACTCGGACGAAGGACAACAGGCAAAGATTTTGAACCCCAAGGGATTCATGAACGTTCGCCTGCACGCCATCTCGCACCTCCGCGCTTCGACGCAAGGACCAGACGCGGCGGAGCCGTTGCAGGATCGCATCCCAGACCCGTCGAAGGCAATCGCGGCATCCAGCGCCCAAGCCGCTATGGCTGGTCACGCGCAGGCATCACAACCGCCAGAGCCAATTCCAGAAGGCATGGCTCCAGCCGGTGTTCCACCAGCGGGGCAGTAAATGAATCCCCTACAGGTTTTAGCAGACGGCGCATCCATGAGCGGCTTTGTGTCCGGCGAATCCAACCAGCCTCCTCGCGAGTGCGGTCATTGTGTCTGGTATAAAGCTGACCATTGCCATCATCCTGTCGTTCAATTGGACCCCGAAGTTCCCGGCGAAGACGGCAAGCCCAAGCCAGTACGCGACGAAGACTGCTGCAACTTCTACAAGTCCCCCGGCAAAACTCTTCTCTATTGTTTGAGGCATGGAACCACGGAACTAAACGAAGAAAACAAATTCAGGGGGTTTCTCGACGTGCCGCTGGATGACAAGGGGCGTGCCGACGCCAAAGAGGCAGCGGAATTCCTGCAAGACAAGGGCATCGTCGCTATCTACTCCTCCGACCTTGAACGAGCAATGGAGACGGCACAGATTGTGGGCGAAGCTCTCGGCATCGAACCGTGCTCCGACTACAGGCTGAGACCTTGGGATGTTGGTGACCTCGCCGGTACGGACAGGGATGAGAACCAGGACGTGCTCGAAGACCACATCGACAACCCCGATGATCCTTTGCCGGGCGGCGAATCACTCAATGACTTCGGCGACCGCACACAGGAAGCCATTGAGCATTATCTCTGTGAAGCACGTACAGGCGGAATAACCCTGCTCGTGTTCCACACCAGCAATGAGACTCAACTTCAAAATTACTGCGAGGGTGAAGGTGCTGCGGGTCGCCCCGAATCCAAGGATTCAGTTCTGCCGGGGGGCATCATCCAAGTGACCGAGAAGAAAGATAAGCTCACCTGCGAAGTGGTCTTCAAAGAAAACGGCAGCGCAGAGTACGGCTCCTAATTTCTGCGGACGGGAAGAACTGTCCAAACAGCGCACGGGGGAATGATCCCTCCAGTGGGCGCATGACCACTGCTTACCTAAGGTTGACTCAGACAACCCCAGACGGCACCGTCCGCAGTCGGTATCTTTCCACAGAAGAGACTCGCGCTACCGGACACGCACTCCAGCCTGAACAACAGGGAATCGCGAACACGAGGAAAACATGGCATCATTCGATAGGTACTCCGACCTCCTCGGAGACACTCCCGCAGCAATAGCCCAAGATGAAGAAGTCGTAGACGACCAGCCGGTTGATGATGGCAATGTTGATGACCAGCCCGTAGACGATCAACCAGTTGACGACGAACAACCATCGGATGATGAACAACCGTCTGAAGATGATCAACCAGTTGACGAAGACCAGCAAGATGTCCAGCAGCCGGATGTCGATCTGTACGCCAAGGATCGCGGCACTGACAAAGAGCTTCCTAAGTGGGCGAAGCAACTAGCCAACGAGAAGCCGGAGCTTGCCAACGCCCTCAAGGCTCTTCACTTCGGCAACCGCCAGTACGCGAAGTACGGCACCGTCAAGGAAGTAGCTCGAAAGTTACAGGCTATCGAAGCCTATGGCTCCCCAGAAGAGGCGATCAAGGTCAAGCAGCAATTCGACATGGTCGGCGGCGAAGAGGGCATCAAAGACCTTCAGACCGCAGTCACCGCGTTTCAGACTCACGTCAAGGCTGGGCGCGACGGCGACCCGCAATTCCTCGACGATCTTATCCAAGATTCCCCCGAAGGCTTTTCCAAGCTGATGCCCCAAGCCGCAGTAAAGTGGGCGCAGCAGGACATCCAAGGCTATTCCAACTACATAGCCAAGGCGGCAATGAGCACCCTGTCAACCAACGGCGTGCTCAACGGCGTCTCCATGCTCAAGCAGGCGCTCGACAGCGGCAACGTCGCCGGTGCGAAAGAGTGGACCCAGAAGGTGGACCAAGCCATTGAGGAACTTTACCAAATTGCATCTTCCACACCGGCACCGAAGGTCAAGACGGTCGATCCCAAAGATACGGCACTTTCTCAGCGCGAAGCGAAGGTCAAAGAAGTAGAACAGCAGACTCTCATCAGCAACGTGAAGGCGGCAACCGCTCGTTGGCTTAATCCCGGCATCAAGTCGGAACTTGACAAGGTTCTCAAGGGACGCAAGGTCAGCGAGAACTTCCGCAACCGCGTGGACGCGGACATTCGTACTCGCATCAATGATCTTGTGATGGCTAATGAGACCTTCGTCAAGCAACGCGCAGCATTATTGGCCAAGGGTGATGTGGATGGTCTTGACCGCTTGTGGAAGCAGCACGCTACGCCGTTACTCGCCAAAGCTACCCGCGATTCAGCCAAGGAGTTTGACCTTACGGTGGGGACTTCGCCAAAGAACGGTCAGGCGGCGACACCGAACAAAAAGGTTGGTGCTGTTGCCGGATGGCAGACTACGGACAAGTTTCCGAAGCCTGAAGAAGTTGACACCACGAAGACCACAGAAGAGATGTCTGATAAGAATCAGTTCATCCTCAAGGATGGTCGCAAAATCGCCGTTCGCTGGTAAGCAGTTTGCGGGGGCACAACCACGGGGGTTCTACCGTAAGGTAGAGGCTCTCGGATGAGATTGCTGCTCCCGCAATTTACTCCCCAAAAACTTCGGTATCTTTTTACAGAAGCAAAGACCACTCAAACGGGAACCCAGTCCCGACCTGAAAAGGTGAAAGGGCACTTGAGTTGATCGCGCTAAGCAGTACAGCCACAAACTGAAACAGACGGCAGAGCCCAAGCTGTTCGCCCCAAGCGAAAAACGGGTCAGCGAGTGAGATCAACACCAAAGGGGTCTTTATTTTATGGCTATTCCCAACACACTCAACCAGTCCACGGCGCTAATGTACGAACGCGTTCGCAGCAAAATCGCACTATTGTACCCTCGCGAACAAGTTTTCGCGGACATGATTAAGCGCATCGAGAATGACCTTGTGTCTACTCGTGCGATGCGTATCCCAGTTCAGATGATTTCAGGCTCTCAGTTCGCTCAAACCGTGCTGAATGGGAGCAACACTGTAGGCTTCCCGACACCAACCGCTTCGGACTATGAAGTCTTTCAAACCACCCCAATTGCCTTCGTGCAGAGCACCGGATGGAGCCTAGATTCGGCTTTTGCAACCGAAAGTTCTGAACAGGCGGTTGACAGCTTCGCGAAGCGCGAACTGAAGAACGCCCTTAAAGAATTTGGCTGTTACACCGATGTTATGTGTCAGCAAGATTCCAGCGGAACGATTGACACAGTTCAAGCTATCGGGGCAGGTAACGCCTATCTCGCAGTCTCGAACCCCAACCGCTTTCGTGGCAATGGTACGTATCAAATCGTATCGAGCAATTTCGCCACTCAGCGCGGAACTTTCCAAGTTCTGACCGTTGACCCTCTTGGTGGGCACATCGCCATCTACAATGCCTCCCTACCAGCAGGCACGGTGGTTGGCGACCTAATCCTTATCGCTGGTGCTCCGGGTACTGGTGAGGGTACGTCTTTGAACGGACTCGCCTACATTCAGCAAGACCCCGGTAACTCCGGTTCTTATCTCGGGCTGCTTTTGAGCGATTTTCCAGGAATGCTGCGAACGCCTCACGTGGCTTTCGGCACTCAGGCTCTGACAACAGAAGCCGGTTACGGTGCCATCCAGAAGATGCGCCTCGTTCTCGGCGCTGAAGCGGACCGCGATTTCACTTGGTATTGCGGCGTAGATCAGGAATACAACGTAAACGCTCTGAGTCTTCAACTTCAGCAAATCATCCTCAATCAGGTCAGCGGAAACAACTCAGTCGATCCTGCTAAGTTTGACGCGCCGAAGAATTTCGTCGGTCGTCCTCTCAAGATTTCGCTAACTGCGGAACCGGGACGAATGGACGGTTTGATGCTGAATCACTGGCTGAAAAGTTCAGTCATAGATGGTGGCGGCGACCCTGTGCCTCTGGCATGGAGTGGCGTCACCGAATGGCCTCAGTACGGAAGCGGCGGGTCTCTTGCTCCAAGCACGATGACCTTCCTGATTTCCTACTGGCAGCTTGCGTCGGACAACCGCCGCGCTGGTCTGTACCTCGACGGTCTTCCAATCAGTCCTTCACTGCCACTCGGCAGCAACAACAACAGCTAACGCATACAAGGTCAGAACCTTGAAGGCACGCTTAACGGCGTGCCCTTTGCTTTTGGTGCGTCGGTATCTTTTGGTGTATGGAAGTGGGAATCAGGCACGACCGCAAAGCTCCAGCCTACTGTGCTTCCTTGCTATCAAAGTTCGGAACCAATAGGCATGGGATAAATCGCTACCGAGTTGTATGGAGCGAAGGCGTGTATGACTTACGCGGCGGTCTTTGGCACGATCACTTCCAAGACGGAGCCCACTCTGCGGAGTTTATGGCTCCCAGCGGAGAGCTACTCGAAACCAATCCCGTAGTCGGAAAGAAAGCGGAGTATCGACAAGTCCCCCGCTATCCCGGCGAAGGTCGTTGGGTGCTTGAGAAGTTGCTTCCTCCCTCATGTTCGAAAGAGGACTGGGAAAAACAGTACAGGGATAAGGAAAGCGGTCTTTGTCTTTTGGGTCCGTACCCAGAGCGCGGCACATATCACTGCTGCTACGAGTTGACCAAGGGTGGAAAGTACCGCGAACTTACGGCGGACTTGATCGAAGGGTATTGCCGTTTGATTGAAGCTTCTCGCCAGTACACCCAGCTTGACATCTATCTCGCCGAACGACAGAAGCGAGAGCGTGATGAGAAGGATTGGGAAAACTATTTTGACGCCGTATGGGACGACGCTATGCCCGTTGGCGGAGTCAATCGCTTATTTCAGGCTGTCAGTGGTCCTGTGAACAAGCGCACGAAGCCTGAGGATGTAAATCTCAAGCACGTAGATGAACTACCACTGCCGAAGCACGTGACCAAGCGTCCCGGCTTCTATCAGGTTTAACAGGAGAAGAGAAAATATGGCCGATCCACTTTCAACAATGAAGCAAATCTGGGCAGCGGGAAAAACGATCTTTACCGATCTTGATCCCGGCGCAGCGCAAGCAACTCATTTGTCCGCGCCCCGCAGAAGCCCGTACAAATTCCAGAAACTCAGCCCATCAACCATCGCCGCAACTAAGAAGGAAATCCTCTGGATTTACAACTGCGGTCCTATCGCCCAGTCCTATATGGGGCGGCGCTACATTCTTCCCCCGAAGGAAGGCGAAGATGTTGGCGCTCCGGTCATCGTACATGAAACCGAAATCCAATGGACGAACGTCGGCGAATACAAAATGCAAGCTGTCGAGATGGACGGAAAGTTGTATGCAATGGACATCATCTGCCCGTCAGGCGATGTCGGATGCGATCTGCGTCCGTGGGGCGTCTTTATGACGGCTCACCAGCGCGGTACTCCTGAATTCGATTTCGATCTTGCTGAGGCGAAGGCTAACCTTTTCCGCAAGTACGACGAACTTATCCAGTATGCCGACAAGCTCTGGGACACCGGCGACTATCTCAAGCGCAAGGAAATCACTGAGATTTACCGCATAGCTTGCAGGGCACTCGGCAACGAGAGACCTTGGTGCTTGGTAACTCAGGTAAAGGTCACATGCCCCGCTTGCCGTGGAGCTATCCCACAGAATTGCGTCCAGTGCCCGATTCCCCATTGCGGAGCAATCCTCAACTGGCAGAAGGCGTATCAGTTCGGAAAGATTTCCAAAGACCGCTACGAGTCAGCGCTTGCGGAAGGACTCGTGGTCGTCGATGGAACGGCGCTCAAAGGAATCGCCTCCGCCGAGTAACTCCACGCGGGTGCGAAGCGGGGAGGCTGGGCCTCTTCTCTCGGTCTCCCCGTTCTTAAGGTGAAATGAATGCCACTCTCTCGCTATGACATAGGTCTCCTCGATAACGTCCCCCGCCCAGCGGGTGGGGCGAGTTGCTATGTTTACAACCAGCCGACATCGGGCATCACGCTTCCCACAGAAGATGGAACGGGATACACGACACCCGGCTCATGGTCAACATCTGCTTCGCCTCTAGCGACGATCTACAGCGACAGCCTTGGAGCCGATCCGCTTCCCAATCCTTTCTTGCTGGACCCAAATGGAAATGGTTGGTTCTATGCGGTAGATGGGCTGTACACCATTGTCTTCGTTGGCTCCACGCTTGCACAGATTGACATCGTTGCCGACCAAGCTCTGGTCACGTCCTCTGCGGGTGGGGTAACTCTCCAAGCCAATGGCGTCGCACTCAGCAATCAAGCGTTGCTCAACATTGTGCAAGGCTCGAACATCACAGTCGCTGCCAATGGTGGAAACATAACAATTTCTGGCACGGCAGCGGCTGTGCAATTCAAAGTGAATGGGACGGCTGCATCCAGCCAAACTGTCCAGAACCTCATTGCCGGAACCGGCACGTCGATTGTAGACGGTGGAGGTGGGAACATCACATTCTCATCCACGTCAGGCACAATCGAACAAGTCAACGGGACCCCCACCTCAGACCAGACCGTCGCGAACTTCATCAGCGGTCCGGGTATAGCGATCACGAACCCGTCAGGCGGGATCATCACGATTGTGGGCACGCCCGTTTACATGGGATCGTCCACGCCCCTTACGGCACCGAGCATTCAGTGCGGGGCAGCCACCTTGGCAGCGGGAACAGTGACGGTCACCCTACCAGTTGCTTACACAAGTTCATCCACCTTCGTGGTTCAGGCAACTCTCGTAGGCGCTGGTGCGGCTTATCCGGTTTCGGCGCAGACTCTCACTTCAACCACGTTCAGTCTCAGTGCCTACGGAACTTCGGGTCAAGTCGCGAGTGTGGCTGTCACCTCCAATGAGTTGACGATTGTCTCCAACACAAATTACGCGGTGGGTCAGCAGATCAGCTTCAGTGGCGTCGGCACGGCAACCTTCCTGAATGGTCAGACAGTCACGCTTGATTCAGCCAATGGAAATACTTTCACGGCTCCGTTCACGAATGCAAACTACGGTCCTACGGCTGACACCGGCTCGATCATCAGCATCAACAATGCTTCGGGCTCGGTCTACTGGATCACGGTGGGTAACTAACATGGGACTCTTTGACAAAATTCTAAGCGAAGCTAAGGACTACCACCTGCCGATAACGGTGTTCGTGTTCGTCACCGGCACGGCACTCTCGTGGTTCCACAAGCTCGACCCTTCATACGTCGCGTTTACCGGGACCGTGCTGGGAACAATCACGGCGCACGCCTACAGTCCTGCCCAGAAAGACCCTCCAGCGGGAGGACCGCCCAGTGCCTAAAGTTTCACAACAGTTGCCCCTTGGGGGTGTGTACGACCAAGCGTCAGTCATCTCCGACTTCGTGCGCTTGATCGTCAACGATGCTATCGAATCCGCAGGCGGTGAAATTTACACCGATGATTGGCCACAAACTTGGGGGTACATGTCGCTTGCTAAGCGCATGTGCGAACAGTATCTGGCTGATAACGGCGTGGAGTTCAACGTCAAGGAGGTGATCCTCAGCGGTCTGACCCCGGTGACTTCGACCGACCCTTCGGTGCAGGTCTATATCTCCCAGACAGGTTATTTCGATGGTAGCAACCAACACAACACTCCAACTCTTCCCGGTGATCTAATCACCCCGTTGCGCTTGTTCGAACGTGTGATGAACGCCACTAATACCGGCTACTGCCAAGTGACCCCAGCCAACGACGGCATTCCTCCGGCGCTCAGTCAGGGTCAACAGTTCCGTTTCTGGGATTGGCGCACGGACACAATTTTCTTGCCCGGTGCTACGCAGACTAATCAGCTTAGGCTTCGCTACGTAAGTTTCAGTCCAGATATTGACGGACCCACCGCAGTCATTCCATTCCGCCGCTTAGGTGTAGCTCTGGCTTACATGACAGCTTTCATCTTCTTGGGTGCTCGTGAGGACGTGGAATCGGCTGGTGCTAAGGCTATCGCCGACGAACAGCTTGACCTCATCGTCACCCAGACTGTTCGCAAAAAACAACGCCGTGGCGTACAGAAGCGTCCCTATGGCGGACGCGGCGGTCGCAGTGGCGCTGGTCGCCGCTCATTCTAATCTCGGTATCTTTTCTTAGCAGGGTAACACCTGACTAATGTATCCGGCAGATTTTTCCGGGGAGAACAATAATGCCTAATTCAGTCGTAACTCTTTCCGCACCACCTCTCGGTTTCGCAGCGTCAACTATTGACCGCGACACCATCGAATACCTCTTCCAAGTCGGCATTTCCGCTGGAAACTACACCACAGGCGGTCTTCCTTGCAGCTTTTTCGGCAAGGTGTTTGCATCCGGCATCTGGTCGGTTGACATTTTCTCGTACCAGTCGGGCAATAGCGGCTACAACTATCGTTACAATCCAGACCTCGGAAGTTCCGGCGCATACGCACCTTACGTCGCAGCCCTCGGTTCGACCGCAAGCTACTCGATCCTTGGCGGTTCCGGCGTCACTTTCGCGGCTGCCACTTCAGTCTCTGGTGGAAACGTGGGCTCATACCCAACCAACTCCATCACCGGCGAATCCAATGTAACCTTCATGGACTCTTCGGCGTTCGTTACGGCGGTGGCGCAGAATCAAACCGATCTGGCTGCGGCTATCGTTTACTTCAACGCGCTTACTCCGACTCTGTCGGGTCTGGCTGACCTGGCCACGGGCGGAAACGGTTCATCGGCTTCTACCTATACTCCGGGTGCCTACTTCGGCGCAACGGCGCTGGACATTCCGACCTCGATCACGCTGGACGCGCAAGGCAACAGCGCGGCGACGTTCGTGTTCGATGCCGGAACCACCATCGTGAACGAAAGCGGTGCCCAGATTCTTTTGATCAACGGTGCCCAAGCCTGCAACGTGTACTTCGTTGCTAACACATCTTTCACCAGTATCGTTACTTCGGTCACGAACGGCAACGTTTTGGCCCACACTTCGGCGACAATCGGTGGAGCACAGAACGGGCGCGTACTCGCCAACACCGGTGCCGTATCCGTCAATGACGTGAACAGCGTCGTGGTTCCATCGGCGGTGGCAACTCTCCCGAGCGACAATGGCGGCAGCATCCAGATTTTCACTGGCAGCGCCGCACAATCGCCAATGGCGGAACTTGCCGCTGGGGCTACACCTGCTGGGGTTGTCAATGACAACATCCGCATGGTGGCACGCTTCCACCGCTAAAGATGTTTCAAAATTGGTCGGGGTGGCGGGACTTTTACCCGCAACCTATGCCGTAGCAGGACATTGCTCTGTAATTGAGCTACACCCCGATCTGCTTAAGAAAATGAAAGTTGGTTTTTCCCATGTAGTTCCCTCGCTCAATGGCGGGGGATTGGGTTGCAAGACGGCACCCTGTGCCTACGAGTCCTACGAGGTGGACTTAGTCAATGCCTGCATCTGCGTCAAATCCTAGCGGTCGCGCCAAGCTCCCTTGGGCTCTCTTTGGAGGGTTGAACACTGAGCTTGCTGGTCCGACAATTCCCCACGGTCTTTCGCCTGACTGTCAGGACATGCGCTTCCTCCCCGGCGAATGCGATACCCGAGAAGTTCTCTCTTCAATTCATTCCACCTACGGTACCGTTGGCGTAACTTACATCAAATCCTATATCCAGCCCAATAACGTACCGATCACGCTTGAGCTTACGTCTGACGGAATCATGCGTGCCGATGGTGCGGAAATCTTTACGGCCGTTGGAAAGTCGATAGGTAAGTCCGTGACCGCTTTCGGTCGCGAGTACATCGCCGTCACCGATGGTAGCGTCGGTCTGGATATTCCCCGCTGGTACGATGGCACGAAGTGGGAACGCTTTACCATGGAAGGTCCGGGCGAAACTCCTCCGTGCGCGGACGCCGCAGCAACAACCTTCGACATCGTCAACGTCGTCCCCTTACCGCCCATCCCAATAGTTTCGATCACCAATGGCGACGGCATCGTAACCGTTGTGACATCTATACCTCATGGTCTATCCGTTGGCGACAATGTCTTGATCACTGGAAACTCGGTCTATCAGTACAACGGACAAGAGACCATCGCTTCTGTTCCCAACCCTACGAGCTTCGTTTACGACACACTTGCAAGTGGGTTGCCCGAAGGCACTGGCGGTGAAGTCATTCCGCTGGATGTGACGGTTACAACCACATTACCTAATGGTCTGATCCAAGGTGAAACGATAACCATCACTGGGAACAGCGACAACAACTACAACAATTCAATCGGCGGTGCGGTGCAAGCAGTGGGCTTGGCTTCTCCGCCAGTCTGTACCTTCTATCCGCACAACCACGCCTTTGCCGGTGCCTTCGAATACGACTATCCCGGCGACGGATACGACATCAACCTGCCGGGTCCTATTGCGACATTCACTCTCGGCGCGAACGATTCAATCACATTCAACCCCAACGGTAGCAGCGCGGGTACATTGTTGCCGGGCGCTCCCAATTCCTATAACGATCAGCCGATGCAAATCTTCGGCGTTACGCCCGGTGGCATATGGGATGGAACTGACGCTGTCATTTGGAGCGGTGCAACGCAGAACTACTGCATGATTGTCATCTTCAACCTTCAATTTTCTGAAGCGGGAACGTACACCTTCCAGATGGTGAATGACGACGGTGCCATCTTTGGCATGGGAGGTGGGGTGGTTCCTGTAAGCGGTCCAACCAACAACGCACAGACTCAGACCAAGACGGCGCTGAAGGGATATCCCATCGTTGCCGTCAACAACAATTCCGCCAATCACGGGGCGTGGAATTCTCAATTCTCAGTAAGCGTTCCTGCTGCCGGAACCTATCCTTGCGAACTGGACTACGTTCAGTGGGAAGGGCAGCAGACTATGGTTATTCTCTCCCAGCCTGCGACTGGCGCTGGGTGGTTGAATACGACAGCCTATGCCGTAGGCGCTGTGGTCAACGTAGGCGGACAGAATTACGTCGCCCTCGTCGC